GGAGGTCATCATTCAGCGGTAACCAGACATCAGGGAACGGGGCCTCCTCATAGGGTACAGAGGTCAGCAGCTGCGCGGCGGCCAGTGATGCGGCGGCACTGCTGGCGCTATTAGCAGCATTAGTCTCAGACGTTTTGGCATTCGTCTCAGACGTTTTCGCGTTCGTCTCAGAGGCTTTGGCATTCGTTTCGCTGGTCTTGGCTGCTGAAGCGCTGCTTGCTGCTGCGGTCTTTGATGAGCTCGCATTCGTCTCAGAGGTTTTTGCGTTCGTTTCTGATGTTTTGGCAGCAGCAGCGCTGGCTCCTGCCGCACCCGCCTGGGCGATCAGCTTCGTCCAGCTGGGACCCGTCTTTTTCGAGCCGTCAGCCAGGGTTACGGTGACGTCACCGGCACCCGATAAAATCAGGTCCTGGTTGATGATACTGCCTTGCGCCAGGCGAAACCCTTCTGTGACGGCTTTCGCCAAATCGTCATCAAGTGTGGCCATTCGTGCTGTCCTTAAAATGAAAAACCCAGCCGGAGCTGGGTTGGAGGTTCTGAGGTTGTGGAGATTAGGAGAAGGAGCCGGTACCGCGCGTAATGGTCAGTGTCGGAGCGGCAATACGCTTACTAGCCGTCCCGGTACCAGTAACCGTAATCGTCCCGGTAATCACGTTTGACGTAATGTTTCGAACAGCATGACGTACGGTTATCCGAAGCCCACCGGTTCCCGCAGGAATGTAGACGGAGCCTAAGTCACGGACATCGCCGTTAATGTTGAGGGTGATGTTTACCAGGCCTTCCCCTTGAATAGATGACGCTGTAATCATCGCCTCAAGCAGAGCTGACTTATTCAGTGATGATGAGGAGGAGTCAGTGAAAGTTATGGTATTGGTTGCCACACCTCCGCCTGAAACGTAAGTATCTGAAGACACACCAACGTTAGCCACATCACCAATGAAGTTTGTCGCTTCAACCGTTCCCTTAAAGCTCCCACTGGTCGCTTCAACCCTGCCTTTAAAGCTCCCGTCAGTAGCATAGATCGTCCCGCGAACGGTCACGCCGTTGAACGTGGCATACCCGGATTTATTGATATGCCAGCCGACATTGCCGGTCCCGTCCCAGTTGCTGGACTGGATGTAATTCCCGATCTTGCCGTTGTCGATAGAACCGTCCTGGATGAACACCGAACGCATGAACATCTGGCCGCCGGTCGAAGCAAACACCAGTTCCTGCCCGTTCGTCGTCGGGTTATAAACCGCGAACGTATCGGCTGAAATCAGGAAGTTTGAGGCCCCTGTGCCGTCAATGCCCAGCTGGATACCCGCGATGCGTTTAACGCCGTTCGCCTCCACCTGGACTTTAACGCCCCACTGCGCACTCAGCTTGCCGTTGATGTCAGCAACCGCCTGGCTGGTCGTCTGGACGTTAGCGTTGGTTTGCCCAATCGACGCCGTCAGCGCCATATTCTTCATGCCCTCAGCGCGGGCCATCATCCGGTCAAGTGCACGGAGACGATATGCTTTGTTGGCGATCGGGATGTCGCTTAATTCGGTCTGGAAGCGTTTACGAGTTTCGTGAAATAGCTCAACCCATTTCTGCGCCAGCCCCCTGCCGTTTGCTTTCGTCGGGTCGTGAGATTCGACCTGCTGACGCGTGATGCTCAGGCCAAATTCTTTTTTGACCAACTCAACCACTTGGGATGGAGTATCGAAGCAGGCTAGGGACTGAACGATGAAGGCTTTGACCTCACCTTTCAGTGTCGCCATAAATTACCTGCCTGTCATAATCAGTCATATTGTTAGGCCAGCTTTAACATGCATGTGCCGCATGACCTGGCTATATCGATGTGAGCCACTTCTGCTGGCGCATTGGCAGCATCAACGAGCTCCTGTACTTCTTTGCTGGCACCGTATCGACGTACGACACCAGTGAATTCTTCGACGTCGTGGCCGCGTAGCGTTAGCACTGGCTGCCCTGTCTCTTTGTTGAACTTAGGCGCGCCGAAATCATCGGTGGCCTGGGCGATGTGGTAAAGCTCATGCTCTACCAGCGCGCAGAATTCGAGGTCACTGCATTGCGAGCAGTAGTCGGCTGCCAGTGTGATGATGAACTTCGGGATGCGACCGAACCATTCATACATCTGCTGCTCCATCCGGGCCTTCTGCCATCCACCGGCACGAAGCAATATCTGTTCGGCCTGACCGAGAACGTAGCGCCCTTTCTTAGCGAATGAACCTGACGCCCACATGAAACAGAGATCCGCATCTATCAGGTGCGCATGCTCTGGGTTGTAGATGCTCCCTGCATCGCTGAGGATTTGACGGCTTATCCACTCAAGCACTTCATTGGCGGGGATCAGCCTGGTATATGGCTGCCAGTTGTCGGAATCGATGAAGTTACCTGGCGGATATGGCCTGCAAACTTCATCGTTAACCATGAGGCACTCCTTTATAACAGCATTTAAAAAGCCACCCGTAGGTGGCTGCGAATGATTTATTAATTCTCAAAAGAATCTTTATGGAAAAAACCAATAAACCAGATTATAAAGTGACGCAATGAATGAAAGGAAGCTGATGAATGCAAAGAAGATTGCAATTATTCCCGGTTTGCCCATCATATAGCTGACTACATCTTCTGAGTAAGGTCTTCCCCTTTCTTTCGCCGCTTTGATCTCAGCTCTTGCCTTTGAAAGCTTTCTCTCCGCCGTAATATGGCACAAGTATCCGAACACCAGAGCAATAATTAAAAAAACGATGAAGCCTGTTATAGTATTCATTAAACTAACCCTAAGTTTATGAGGTAACGTATTTTTTTCTTACCACACTATAAGTGATCATAGTGTCTTAGCATAACAAGCTCTGTTTAACCCTACCTTTTTCGGTAGGTGCTAGGGTCACTTCATACGATTCACAAGATCCACCTCCAACGTGTCACGCCGTCTCGATGGCCTCCCAGTCCGGTTTTGCCATGGTTATATTCCTTTTGTCATAGCCATTAAAAAAACCACCCTAAGGTGGCCTTTGCAATGGCAATAAAAGGGCCGCCTAAGCGACCTCTTCTTTGAAAGATATGATTATAAAAGTTTAATTTTCACGTCATAACCTTCCAGACCTGTCATCGCTTCGCGAGCAACAAACTGAATTTCAGAGACTTCTTTTCCTGTTTTTTTTCTTAATTCTGAAATTTTTTTTGCGATCAAAGAAGAAATTTCTTCTTCGGTCTTTTGTGTCAGAGCATCAACTTTCATTTGGGCCTCTTCTGGTTTACTCATATTCTCATTCTCCAGCAAGGTGATAGTTGTTGAATCACTATCTTCTACTATAAATGTCTATAAATTATAGACTAATGATATTGTCGCTGCATA